ATAGGTCTTCCTGCTCTTTGTAATTCTTCAATTCTAAACTGAACATATTTTTCTTTACTTCGTTCTATAATTTCTTCTGTAGGTTTATAATTACCAAAACCTGCTAACCCTTTTGTTTCATATTTTAGATAAAGTTTATTAGTATATCTTCCAAAGTTGTCTGCAATTCCTTTTGCAGTTGTGCCATCTAAATCTTTTAAATATAATTTACTAGACATATTATCAATTGATAGTCTTGCATTAATAATTGAATCTTTAAGTTTTTTACTGTCTCCTCCTACGTCATCTACTTTTTTTAATATTTTATTTAAAAAATCAGATTCTACATAATCATCTACGGTAAATGCACCTTTATTTTTAATTGTTTGAGCTAATTCTTCTAAATTAGGTACGTCATATTTCTTTTTTATAAGTTCTATTTTTTGACTTACTTCTGTTAGTTGTTTACTAATTACATCATCAGTTATACTTTTATCTACGTCTAATTGTCTGCCTAAACTAATTAACTCTTCTTCTAAAGGTTTAAATTCTTTTAAAGCATTTAATTCTCTTGTAGCTCTATCTTTTGCTTCTTTACTTAAAAGTCTTTGTGAATTTTTACTTGTAGGACTTACAACTTCTTGTAAGTCTTCCATAAATATTTCTTTACCTGTTCTTGTTTCTTTAGATGTTTTTCTAGCATTTAAATATTCTTCATAAAAATTATCACCTAAATCTTTAAGAGAGTTATCTATATTTTTTACTTCTTCACTAGCTGCACGATTAACAGCTTTTTTCATACCATCAAAATATTCTTTAGTTTCAAATGTGCTTCTTGGTCCTGCGGACTTTGCAGAAAAACCAAATTCACCAAAAGTTTCGAAGTTTCTTTGAATAGCATTTGCAGAGTATTCATCTAATACTTTCTCACCTGAACCTCTTAATGCTTTAATACCTTTACCTGCACCTATAATACCTAAATTAAATAGTGCACCCTCTGTACCAAATTTAATTCTGTTTTTTAATTTTCTAAAAGCTTCTTCTCTTCCTTCCTTATCTGTGCTTTTGTCCATCATAGTAACTGCAAATGGTTCAAGAGATGTACCTCTAGCCATATCTGCAAACGTACCAATATCTTCATCAGCAACCAACGCTTCACCAACACCACCACCAATTACTCCTCCTGCCGTAGGTGTCATAATTTTAGAACCTATTTTACTCATACTCATATACTTGCTGACTTTTTTAGCTTGTAAAGCTCTTGAGGCTAAAGATGCTCCTATCTTGTAACCTTGAACTGCGGGTATACCTATTTGTGTTAATGCTTGAGTAATCTTACCAACGGTTCTAGCTTCTGCTTCATCGTCAAAAGGATTAACATCATCAAACCATTGCTCTACACCTTTGGCAGTATCAGTATCTCCAATTAAATCAAATATCTCTGCCCCTAAAGACACAAAACCTTTTGGTATATTCCAAAGGCCAGTTGCTACACCAGCAAGAGCTGATTCAAAAAAACCAACTTCTTGTTCTTTTTCTTTTTTCTTTGATTGCTCTAGACTTAATGGAGTAATCGGCATTTATCCCCCTTTACTTAAATCCTTTTTCACCTGGTAATATAAATTTCTCTCCGTCCCATTTACCCATTACTTCACCTTCAGGTCCTGCTTTTTCAAAATAATAGTATTTGCCTACTACTTCATCACCTGTAGTTTTAGTTGGGTCTGGGTGTTTTAAAACATTACTTCTTTTAATATCATTGTCTATCATTATTTCACTAACACTGTATGCCGTGCCTGGGCTAGTTTCCAAACTATCCATAATTATTTTCATAGATGCAAGTCTGTTTGTTCCAGCGGATGCATTTTGAGATATTTGTTTAGCTGCTTCAGACACAGACGTGCCAGTAAGTTTAGCTAATGCTTTAGCATTTTTTTCTAATGAACCTGGTTCTAATTCTTTTAAAGCTGCTTGGAATCCTAAAGTTTTAGCTTGTCTATCTGCTGCTCTTTCAGCTGCTTCTATTTTAGAGAACCCTTCTAATGCTGGTGCACCTGCTTTTCCAACAGCCTCACCTAAAGATTGTCCTCCAGGTTGTGCTAGTAAGTTAGCACCAAATTTAGCAATCTCTAAAAATCTTTGTCTGTTAAGTTCATCTTTATCTGCACCAAGACTTTCTTTAAACATATCCATATATTCTTGCATAACTTGTTTATCAGATTTTTCTTGAAAATTATTTAAACCTGTACCATCTCCTCCTGTACCTGTACCTGTACCTGTACCTGTTTCACCTGTTTCAACTTTCTTTTCAATTTTTGGTAATTTAGAACTATCTACACCTAAACCTTCAGCTTCTTTTACAAGTTTATTTTGTTCTGCAAGCTGTTCAGCTACATATGCATTTACAGCCGCCTCACTACTTAATATTTCAAAATCTTTTGTAGCTTTTTCTCCAAAAGTACCCTTACCAAATTCATCAATACCTAATAACATTAAAGGATCTGATGATTGAATTTTATCCTCATATTCTTTTCTAAAATCTTCTTCTGTTTTAAAACCTTTGCTTAATATTTCCTCTGCTCTTTTTTGATCTTTTATTTCGTCCTCGTAACTTTTTACTTCACCTGCTTTTGCATACCCTACTCTACCACCATCATTATATCCTAGGCCTGTAGCGATCCCCGTTCCATAGCTAGAGACTGGACCTCCTCTAAACATAGGTCTTCGTAAAATTCTACTCATTAAAATAAACCTTTAATAGCTCCACCTAATCCTGCTGCACCAATACCTAGTCCTAATAATTGTTGCGTTGTGCTTGGAGGAGGAGTTGATTGAACTTGTGTTGCAGCTGGGAATCCACCAATAACAGATGCTAATTGTGGACCAATTAATCCTAGTCTAGTGTAATCTGCAAACGCTGCTTCTCTAGCTGATTCTTGTTGAGCTGCTAAATCAGCTTGTGTTAGTTGTCTTTCTGCACCACCTAATTGTGTTTGATATGTACCTAAACCTTGTTGTGCCGCAAGATCTGCTGCTCTTGCTTGTCTTGCATCTGCAAAACCTTGTTGTCTTAATTGTGATTCTTGAACTGCTCTTGCAACATCAGCTGCCGCTTGGTATTCACCCATCATTGCTGATTCTCTACCACCACCAAAAGCTCCTGCTTGAACTGCTCTGTTTCTTAATGCACCTAAACCTCTAGCTTGTTCTCTATCTAATGCAGCTAACGAAGCATCAATTACTTGCTCCTGATAAGGAGACATATAAGATGCAATAGAACCTGCACCTGTTCCTGCACCTGTACCGGTAAGTTGACCGAGATCGGCTGCAGCTTTTGCAGCATCTTGTTCTAATTGTGATTGGCCAGCAACAAATTGTTTACCTGTGTATGTTGCAGTAGGTAATGTTTGTTTAAGTAATCTTAAACCTTCATTAGTTACACCTAGACCGGCTGCTTCTACAAATGGTTCTCGATACTGTCTAGTTTCTGTTATTGCCATTATACTCTAGCCTCTAGGTTATTCATTAAATCATACATTCGTTTTGCTCCTTTATTAACACTGCCACCACCTGCTGCTCTAACAGCATCAGCTGTCATTACAAATTCGTTTTTGGAAAGTCTTGCAGGTACATCATCAGCTCTTTCCTTTTTACCTATTGGTACAAAACCACCACTTCTTAAATCCATTTCTTTACCACCAAGGTTCATTATACCACCTTCTGCAGCTTCGTATCTTACAGGAGGATTACCTAAATTGAAAGTCCCTTTTGGTCCTAATGGCTTATCAAACTCCATACCATCTCTTTTATATGTTTTTTTCTTTTTCTTTTTATTCTTTAAATTAATTCTTCCACTGACTTTACCACCTTTTTTCATCTCTTGACCTAATATTTCTGTCTGTATAAATTCAAACTCTGGTTTTTCCATCTCTCCACTTCTATACATTTGTGGAGCATATAACTCATAAAATTCTCTTTTTCTGTCTTCAGGCATTACACCATCAATGTCATTATACATTGCTTCTATAATAGCTCTCATCTCTGATTGACCTGGTTGTTGTGTTACTTTTAATTTATCTACCAAAAATTCTTTTGGCTTTTCTTCTATTGTTTCGACAGCTTCTGTAATACCACCAAATCCACCGTCCGCGAACCTCATCATCGGCATTGGCTTAACATCACCCTGTAACATACCTAGACCTTGTTGTGCGTAAGATAAACTATCATCAATAGATACTTCGTCATCTTTACCACCCTTCATCATTTCTACAAATTCTTCCATAGACATTTCTTCTTCACCGTCATCATCATTTACTTCTGCGTCTGTCTCTATAGTCATAATACCAGCTGAAGGAGTTTCTTTCTTTTTAACTTTACCACCAACTGCATAACCATATGAATCTAACATAGTATTAACTTCATCATCACCATAACCTGCATTTATAAATACATTAAAGATTGCATTTCTTCTTGCAGCTTTATTTTTAATACCTCTAGATAATAGATCTGCTTCGTATTCTTCTAATGCTTTTTGATCTAGTTCTATTTGTTTAACAGCGGCATCAGTTCCTGCTTGAATACCCATTGTAGTTAATGGTTTATCTTTTGCAAAACCTGCTACTTTAGAAGCTCCTAATTGAGCTTGTTGTTTAAAGAAACCTGGATCACCCATAGATAATTTTGCAGCTTGTCCTGATTTAGAAAATTGTCCTGCTGCATCTGGAGCTGCGGCTAACGCTGCCGTAATACCAATGTCTTTTAGATCTGCTTCATCATCTGTAGCAAATCTTGTACCACCAGCTATTAATGCTTTTGTTACTGCAGGGTTAGAAAATATACCAGAAGACGCTAAACCAGCTGGTCCAAATGCTGCTGCAATATAGGGTACAAAAGGTCTAATTTCTTTAGGTATTAACTTCTTTACACGTTTCCTAGCGCTTTTAAATAATTTTTTAAATGGCATAAATTTTCCTTAAATTAAATGATAGCAAGTACGCAACGCTTGTAAATAGGCGAGTGTATTGCAATTTACTAGGTTTTTCCATATTCGTCAATCGCTGATATTAAAGCCAGCGCCTATCTTTATCTCTTCTACAGTAACATTTACGTCTCTTCGTATATGTTCAGATTTTGTAGCTGTATTAGCATTTTGAACGTCTGCTAAAGCCTCGGCATCTGACATATATTCTTGGCCTGTTTCTGTGTTAGTTAGTGTTACTTCTGTTTTAGGTGTAATTACTGGTACTCTTTTACCATTAATTGTTTCATACCTAACAGAAGCTTCTGTTTCTATAAACGGCATTATTTATCCTCCCTGTTAATTTCTAATATAGATGCAATAACATCTGTTGCACCACTACTTGCTTGTACTTTCAATGCTTCACTTTCTTTCATAATCAAAGGTTCTGTTAACACTTGTTCTTTTTCATTAGCAGCTAAACTAACATTATTATCTACTACAAAAACAGCTGCAGCCGCATCTACTAATGTTACTTTAACAACTGCTGAACCTGCTGCATCTTCAGTTATTAATAAAGACTTAACAATAGCTCTAGAGTTTGATGGCACTGTATATAGTGTTGTTAAATCTGTAGTTGTTAAACTTGTTTTTTCGTTCTTATATATATTTGCCATTAGCCTAATCCTAACCAAGTAAATCGTTCTTGGTCT